GTGCGGGCCGGTCTTGCGCTCGATGGTTTCCTGCCCTGCCACCGGCTGACGATTCGACAGCCCCGTCGTGCTGGCTGCCATGACGCGGTCGTACAGCCGGGCGCGGACCTGTTCGGCGTTGAGCCCGTCGGCGACGAATTGCGCGGTCAGTTCAGGCAGGTGTGCCGCCGTGCACAGGCCGGCGATGTCTTTGGCGCGGGCGACAACGGCGTCGATGGCGTCATTGCTGGCAAGTGCGCTGGATGCCACGACCGCTTCGGCAAGTTGCGGCAGGCCGGCGGCGCGGCACGCTGCAAAGGCGTGTTGCGCGAGCGCGCCGGGATCGGGCGGCGGCGTGGTGGCGACCGGTGCAGCCGCTGGCGCTGCTGGTGCGGCGGCTTGCGGTGGCTCCGGCGGAGGTGCCTCGAGCGCTTTCATGAGGGCTTCGGGCGTGTGCTCGAACCGCGCGAGCAGTTCTCCGGTGCGCACGGACGCCTGCAGCTTGACCGGTGCCTCGATTTGATCGGCGAAGCCGCGTTCCTTGGCCTCGCTGGCCGTCATCCACGTCTCTGCGTCCATCATGGCGACGATCTCGTCGTCGGTCAGGCCGCACTTGTTTCGGTAAGCAGCGACGATGCCGTCGCGTGTCTTGTCGAGCAGCTCGGCGGTCTTGCGCAATGCCGCGGCGTCGCCGGCGGCGATGGTCCAGGCGTTGTGGATCATCATCATGGCGTTTTCGGGCATGACGATGGTGTCACCGGCCATGGCGACGAGTGACGCGGCCGAGGCGGCAATGCCATCCACGCGCGCCGTGACCTTGCCGCTGTAACGGCGCAGTGCGTTGTAGATGGCAAAGCCGTCGAACACATCGCCGCCGCCGGAGTTGACGGCGACGAGGACTTCATCTGCGTCCTTGGCTACGGCGTCGAGCTCGTTGACGAACGCTTTGGCGGTGGTGCCCCAAAAGCCGATGTCGTCGTAAATGCGCAGTTCTGCGACCGTCTTGCCAGCGGCGTTGCGCGCGGCCTTGAGGTCGTACCACTTCCTCTGTTTAGCTTTCATCGTTGGTGTGTTCCTGGTTGTCGGTCACGTTGCCGGCGCTGTCGCGCCTGCGCGCGTCCGAGTCGAAGACAAGGCCAAGCCTGTCGGCGCGTTCGTTGTCGGCGGCGTTTTCGGCATCGGTGGTTTCCGGGTCTTCGCCCTGCGCGAGGATCGTGGCCGAGCGACTGGCGAGCCCCGCGCGGATGGCGATGCGCTGGGCCTGTACGTCTTGCACCGGGTTGATGTACGGCCAGCCCTGCGGCACCCAGCGCACGCGCTGATAGAGACGCCGGTTCCGGTAGTAGTCGGGCATGGGCAGCACGCCGGACAGCGCTACTGCGTCTGTCCAGGCGGCCCACACGGGGCGGCAGTACTGGTGGATGAAGACGTTCCACTGCAACTGCTCGAGCTGGCGCCGGAACTCGCCAAGGATCACGCGCAGCGCGCGATCGCTGACGTCGCGCAGATCGCCCGTGAGCACTTCGTACGGCAGGCCCACGGACGCGGCGGCGGCCATGAGCTGCTGCCGCATGAACGGGCCGTAGTCGGTGCCGGCGCCGGGCGGTTCGGCAAACTGAACCTCCTCGCCCGGGAGCAGTTCCTGCAGGGAGCCGGGCTCCATTGATGTCAGCGGCGTTCCGTCGACATCCATGTCTGCCGGCTGATTTGTCAGCGGATCAAGCTTTGAGCTGGTCGGCGCTGGCCGCGTGATGAAGCCCGCGAACAGGTTCGCCACCTCCTGCCGCACGAGCACAGCGTCGTCGAAGCTGTCGAGCGTGTGCAAGCGCAAGAGCACCGTCGCCAGCGCCGAGCAACCCCGCACGGCACCCGGCCGCACCGGCTCGAATACGTGCTGGATCTCGGCGGCGGGCACGCGCACCGTTCCTGCCTGCGTGGCCGCGCGCCCTGCCTCGCCCGGGTGCCGGCGGTGCAGGTGGTATGCAACGCGATCGCCATCGCGGTCGAACTCGACACCGGAGACGATCTCGCCGCCATTGGGCAGCATTTGATTCAGGTTGGCTGGCAGGTGGTCGGCTTCGAAAAGTTGCACCTGCAGCGGCACGCAGAGGCCACGTTCGGGGCGGCGCGGGCGGACGCGGTTCAGAACCTCCCCATCGGTGAACAAGGCGCGGGCGGCCAGCGTCTGCAAGCCGTAGAAGTCGAGCAGACCATCGGCGTCGGCTTCGAGTACCCAGTCGCTCCACAGCTCTTTGAGCGCGCTGCGTACGGCCAGATCGGGATGCTCGGGGTGCGGCACGATGCCGGTACCGATGGCGTTGGTCACCAGACCGGCAATCGCTTTCTTGGCCCATGGGTCATTGCGGACGGCACTGCGTGCCCGCGTGCGGATGGTGCCGAGGTTCTGCGTGACAGAGGCGTTTGGCCCCGCGCCCGAAGTGCGCCACGCGCGGCCCCGGCTGCCGGTGGTGCCGCCAGCCTCGTATGCCTGCGCCCGAACCGCCCGCTCCGCCGGCAAGACGAAACCCAACTGGCCCAGCGCAGGGTATCGGGTCATGTCACCCCCTTCCCGCCCGAGCGCAGCCGGATCACCCGCGATGCCGGTGCGGCGTCTTCGAGGTTGCGGACGATCTCGCTGCGGATGCGCAGCATTTCGTCCACCGAGCGGTATCGGGCGCGCCGGTCCTGAAACTGAACCTCGAGCTCGCCCTTCACCAGTGCACGCTCGATGCGCTGGAGATCTTGCTTCGTGTAAGCCATGCGGTTCTCTATCGTCGTTTGAGGTAGCGCGATGCGGCCACGCGACGGCGTGTGTGCGCGGTGCGCGGCGGCTCCACGGCCGGTGATACGGCGGGTTGTGGTGGCGCTTCGTCGTTGACGGGCGCCGCGACAAACAAGCTGCCTTGATCGAAATGCATGCGCAGCCGGCGCCAGTCGGGTTCCTGATACTTGTGCACGCCCAGGTAATGCGCCGCAGCGAGGTTGTAGACGTTCAAGTCGAGAATCTCGTTACGGTCTCCGCGCGCCTTGACCCACTCGGTGCGCGGGAAGCCTTTGACGTAGCGCACGATCTGCTTCTCGGCGGTGAGCTGCTTGTAGAACTCAAGCGGCAAGTCGTTCGAGAAGTGCAACGCGCCAGGGCCGCTACCCAACTTGAAGCGGTTGTAGATCCAGTCCTTGGCGGTGTCGGTGCCGACGATCCACAGTTCGGCGCCGTCGACCTCGGTGGTGCCCTGCCACGTCACGTCCACGCGGGACGGGCGCTGTGCGATCACCGGCTTGTTCGGCTTGCTGGCGCCCTTGACGGCCAGCACGTGGCGCCACTGCCGCAGGCGCGTGAAGTGATACACGTCCTGCGTGTGGCTGCCGCCGGAGTCGATGGCAACGGCGCGGATCTGCATGTCCTTGCCGGAGGCGTGCAGGAACGTCGCCTGCGGGGCCTCGTCGAGCGTCGCCCACAGCGCGGGGTCGGACGGGTCGCCCATGAAGACCTGATGGTCGATCGTCCAACGCTCCATGCCCTCGCCCCAGCCCATGACGAGCAGTTCGAGGCGGTCGTCCTGCGTGTCGACGGCGGCGGTCAGCAGCAGCGCGCCGGCGGGCACGGTGCGCAGGCGGTAATCCTCTGCGCGCTCGCGCAGCTCGTCCGCGCTGGTGCGCTGCTGGGCGTTGTCCCACACGCGCGCCAGACGCGTGTTGTAGAACACCTGCATCAGGCCCGGATCGCCTTTCTCTTGCGCCAGCTTGGCCTCGCGGTGTTCCTTGATGAGCGCGCGCCAGGACACCCAACCGAGCGGCGAGTAGACCGTCGACAGGTGGAAGCCGACCGTCTCGCCGTCGCCTTTGGCGTGCGGGATCCAGCGGCCGGTCTTGAAGAGCGTGGGCTTCTCGTGCTCGCGGATCCTGTAGAAGCACGCGGGGCACTCGCAGTAGACGTCGGACAGATCGTCGCTCGCGCGCAGCTGCTCGAATTCGAGAATGTGCTCGTGGCCGCAGTGGGGGCACGACACGTAGTAGTGGCGCTGGTCACTCTGGGCGTAGAGCTCGGCGATGCGCGAGGCGCCGTCGATGGTGGGCGAGCTCGAGTAGTAAAACTTGGCGTTGCGGCCGAAGGTGCTGGCGCGCTTTTCGGCGATGCCGATGGGGTCGCCTTCGTTGTTGAGGTCGCGCACCCAGCGGTCGATCTCGTCGCCGTACACGTAGCGCGCGGAGACTTCTGCAAGGTTGGCGGCAGAGCCGGCGGTGTTGATGAACAGCGTGCCCTTGCGGAAGTCTTTGCGCTCGGCGGTGTTGGCGGCGTCGCGCGAGCGGGCTGATGCGACTCGCTCGCGCAGGACCGGCACGGCTTCGAGCGTCTTGGCCACACGGGCGGAAAAGCGGCGTGTGAGGCTGAGCGTCGGCTCGAGCGCGAGGAAGTTGGCCGGGGCGCGGTGGATGGTCGCGGAGATCCAGTTCAACGCGATCTGCGTCTTGAACAACTGCGATGCAACCATGGCGACCACACGCAAACACGGGTGCGCAGGCGACAGGCACTGCATGGGCTCGACGGCGTACGGCGTGCGCGCGGAGCGATATGGTCCGGTTTCGGCGGCGCCCGACTCGTCGGGAATCACCATGAATTCTTCGGACCACTGGTCTACCCACAATTCGGGGTCGGGCTTCAAGCCGGCCAGGAAGGCGCGGGCGAACAGTGCGGCTCCGTCGGGATGGCTCACGATGTGTCGATGGGCTCCATGGAGCCGTACCTCTCTTTCCCCGCACGTGACAGGTCGGCCAACTTGCCGCGGTCGGGATCGTTGATGGATTCGGAAAGCACTGCCGCGCCGTGGTCGATCATGTCGTCGAGTACTTTGCGCAGTGCGGTTTCGAGATGACGCTCGACGGCCCATGGGTCAGTCATCGAGGCAAGCTCTGGCGCGATCTGGCGCGGCAGACCCATGACGCGATCGCGCAGGTTGGCGCCCATCTTTTCGGCGGCGTCTTCTACGGCAATGCGGCTGACCAGCAGGCCGGAGACCCACTGGTATTCGGTGCGGGCTAGCTGTGCCTGGTAGTACTCGCGTTCGGCGCGGGCGGCTTGGAAGTCGTGGCCGAGG